ACAACACACCTTTGTGGAAAGGGTCGTGTATATCAAAATCTTTGTTAAGGAACACAGTGTCGGTCTTTGGATCATAGAATGCGTACAAGTGTCCGTGGGGTTGTTGATCCTCTTTGTAATAAAGTGTGTTCAGTTCCTGCTGAGTGAGTTGAATAATCCGTGGCGCATCTAGGTTGACATTGTAATTTGTTTCTGCACCTATCCAGAGGAGTAAAAAAGCAATTAACTCTTTCATATTAGTATTTAATTAAATTGGGAGTCCAGTTGGACTGGCTTCCATTTCAAATTCCATGCAATGGATCTCGCCGTGACTTTCAGGCATAGTTTCCATGTAGTATTGTTTCATTATACCTGCTCCAACTTGACATTCTTCATAACTGTCAAATAGTTTTTCAGGTGTAAACTGTTGGCAGTCTGCACCTATACACACAATAATAATCATAATCCACTTCATAATAGTACTTAAATCCTTAAATGCTGATGTTCAGTACTACTATTACTGAAGATGCATGGCAGACTTGCAATACACTAATGGCAAGATTCCATGCGAAAGAGATGAAGATGACAACCAAATATGATTGGATTGTGAAGTGTGTATTTTGGCTGTCATCTTGTTCATATAAAGTATTTAGTTAATGGATTCGCTATTGACAGCAATTACAAGGTGTGCTATGCTAGTGGACACCAATGAAATCCTACTTAATAAAGACTCGTCATACGGTAAATAGTAAAATAACGGTATAAACTATGAAAAAACGCACTAGAAGTATATTAGATGAATTGAGAAACATAGGTAGAATAAAGGACACAGAAGCCTTTATTGAAACTACCGGTAGCAATATCATTGAGAGTGCGATAAATTTACTACAAACAATTACAACAAATTATCCACCAGAACAAGCACAGGAACTAGAAAGACGTTTTCTTAACTCAATTAGGAACCAAGATACGAAAAAGTTTAGAATGGGCATCAAGAAGATAATTGAAGGAAAGCAAAATGATACTGAATGAGGGTGGTAACATATTCAAAGATCCTAACGGACAGATAGCAACAAGAAGAATCAACAAGGCAGACGTTGCTCCTACACTGTCATGGCTTGAACAAGTAACAGGTTTAGAATTATCAGCAAACACTTTGGGAACAACAGGCATTGCTCCTACAAGCGGAGACATAGATGTCGCTGTGGATCAAAGTAAAGTCACTAAAGACGAACTTGCAGACAAACTTACCCAGTGGGCAGTTAAGAACAAACAGGATCCCAAGCAATGGGTTAAGAAGAGTGGCATAAGTGTTCACTTCAAAACTCCTATCAAAGGAAGTGCCAACAACGGATATGTACAAACAGATTTAATGTTTGGTGATCCCGACTGGATGAAGTGGAGTCTACAAGGTGGAGAAGTAGGTAGCGATTACAAAGGATCTGATAGACACGTGATGATAGCCAGTATTGCAAAACCACAAGGTTATAAATGGAGTCACAAGGCAGGATTGTTAAACAGAGAAACCAACGAACCTTTAACGAAAGATCCAAACAAGATAGCAGAATTATTGTTAGGCAAAGGTGCAACAAAAAATGATTTGAATAGTGTGGAAACAATACACGCAAAAATAAAAGCAAGATCAGATTACGACAAACTTATTGCAGATGTAAAAGATTCATTTGCAAAAATAGGCAAGGCCCTACCTGAAAGTTCAGGACCAATTAAATGGTTCAGAAATATGATGGACCAACTTAAAATATGAGAATAGTAGAATTTAAGAACATTGATCAAAAAAGATTAATCCTTAAAGAATTAAGTCCAGCAAGAATAAACCATGCAGAAGATTTAATATTTTGGGAAGGCTCAGCAGGAGCCATGAGAGCAGTGCAACAACTAGAACAACTGGCAAAGGGCACCAAGTCATTGACAATCAAATGGGACGGTTCACCAGCAATAATATTTGGAAGAAATCCAAACGGAGAATTTATATTCACAGACAAACATGGCTTCATGGCGAAAAGTTATGACGGCAGAGCGACTAGTCCAGATGACCTTGAAGGTGCTATTATGCAGAGAGCGAAAGATAAAAGTAAGGCAAAGACATACAGACAATACGCATCTAAAATGAAAAGTGTATTTGAATTATTTCAAAATGCAGTACCAAACAACTTCCAAGGATACTTTGTGGGAGATATGTTGTACTTCAACACACCTAAAAAAGTTGGCAACAGTTATGTCTTCCAACCTAATGTAGTAAATTATCAAGTGCCTGCAGAAACAGACTTGGGCAAAAGAATGGGTTCAAGCAGAGCAGGTGTTGTTGTCCATTACATAATGAGTGAAAAAGGCAGAACCATGCCTGTAAAAGATTTGAATATGATACAAGGTACTGATGTGTTGGCTATACCACCAACGACTGTAAACAAAAGTCAACCAGTAGACGTAAGTGCAGTCAACCAATTGAAAGGTATGATACAACAAAGTTCATCAGGCATTGACAAATTACTAGATAGAAATGCGTTGGCAGGTATGAAACTTGCAGACTTTCCTAATTTGCTGTACACATATCTAAACAGCAAAGTTGATAGTGGCATGAAAGGTCTAGGCAGTGACTTTGTGAAATGGTTACAGAGTTCAGCAGTCACAGAAGTTAAGAAAACACGCATAATGAATTACATAAAAGCAAACACTCAATCATTCATGGCATTGTGGAAAATAGTCAACGGTATTATGACAGCCAAGGATAGCATTATAAGACAACTAGATAAGTCCAAAGGTGCCGTAAACGCCACAGTAAACGGGAAACCAGGTGGCGAGGGATATGTTTTAAAATCACCCAAGGGCAATATTAAATTGGTTAGACGTTCTGGGTTCACCAAAGCCAATAGAGCGATAAATAGATAAGGAGAACACAATGAGAGCAAATGAATTTATAACACCAATTAAAAAAGAGTTTCAAGATCCAGCAGATGATCCAAATGCAGGTTTCGACAAAGAATTCAAACAGGATTCAATATTCAATCAAATGGGTAAAATTCTAGACAGCAGAGGAAACCCTAGACCCTTAGATACTGTAATCACTGACGATGGTAAAAAGCACAAGGTGGACTTCAATCAGGCTAAGATGATTAGAATGCTATTAACAGCACCTCAAATCAAGCCAAACATAAAACGTCAATTCACAAAAGATATCCAACAAAGTGAAACACTGATGAAGTTTTTGCAGACTGATGACATGGGTGCATTGTTTAGATCAATGTATGGTGGAGCAGATGCAGAACCAACAAACTACTAATAACTTAGATTTCCTACACGGTTTATTCGAAGCGAGAATGACTCGTAACTCTGAAGATCAGAGAATACTGACATACACAGATTGCACAGAGAGAACTTACCTTACACTTTTAATTCTTCAATTGTTATCACAGTACAGCACATATAGACAGTATGCTTCTCGCTATGCTAATCAAACAAAGAAGTCTGAGTACAAACAATTTAGAATGCATTCCACTGATCTTCATAACTTTGTTTACTTTGTTACTGGAGATGACAAGGCTATGGACAAACTTAAAGATGCCATTTCGGCTAAGATGTTAAGAAAGAGAGCATCATTTCCAACCATGGGTTTTAATAGATACCTTGGCGAACTATCATCAGGCATGGCTCCAACAGGTGTGCTACAACTATTCCTTAACATTGAGAACGGACTCAGCATAAGAAACACTGACTACAAAACCTTAAGAAGAGATATTATCAACTTTGGTCAATTAACGAACAGAGAAAAACGTATGTCAGTGACGAGACTGCTACACGCCGCTAGAGCAAAATTAAGAAACTCAGACATTATTGATGACCTTGAAAAATTAGCATCTGATAGGAATCTAGAGACTGGTGGAGTACAGGACAACGAACCTAAGATTAGTGTACCAGACATTTCTACACAGGGTAGAGATCTTGCACTATACAGATATCTTGTTGGTGGATCCAACATAGTGGCACTTAAACGTTTCATTGATCTTGCACTGTCAGGCAAAAGTATTCCTGGCTCTGTTGTATCTGCTTACCTACCTGCAATTAAACTTGTGGACGACATAGTAAAAGCAGGACCTTCCTATGTGCAAGTACTAAAGGCGTTGCAATCCAGAGCAAAAAGCACTAAGAACTAATAGTATCACACAATAACTACCAAAAGCCTATAAATACTTCTGTAACGCACATTTGAGCGATGTGCAAGTCATAATAATATCAAGAACAGAGGAGGATATATCATGGCAACTTTAACAAGAACAAATCCAACAGCAGTGGCTAGAGGAACAATCCAAGAACTAACTTCTGTAAGTATGTTTAAAGTAGTACTTTCAGGAAGTGGTTTAGCAGTTGCGGCATCTGATGCGGCGGCGGCGAAGATTTCTGATGCTTTAGGCGGAATGGCTCATATCATTCAGTTTAAAAGTAACGGTAATGAAATCTACATGGTTGCAGACAATCACGCAGTGGACATTGACACAATAGCAAGACATATTGGTAATGTGTTAGACACAGGTACACTAGGTGCATTAGCAAGTGGTGAGCAGACTTTATCTGATTCACAAACTGTAACTGTAACTAAACCTACAGATATAGAAGCAATCTAATAATTAGATTACTTTCGATTCAAAAGGGCGGCTTTATGTCGCCCTTTTGTTGTATTAGCACTTAATTTCTACCAAAAACCACTAAATAATAGCAACATACACTTCGGAGCGAAGTGTGTCATTGACGAGAAAAAAGGAGACGAAAAATGGCAACATTAACATCATCAAAAAAAGTAATGGCAGGTTCAGGTAACGGTCCAAGAACAAGAGTTATTAATTTGGCAAAATCAAATATGACTCAGGCGGAACTTGATGCGGCAGTTCAATACTTACAAGCAGGTGACGTAGCAGGAACTAACGATGCTCACACAGTAGCAGGCGTTTCAGTCCTTACAGAATCAGGTGTTTTCACAACAGGAACAACTGACGATGTACAAGTAATCATCCAAGGCACAGGCGCTTTCACAGCCGCTTCAAACTTTGGAATTGGTTCAACAGGCGTAACATCATCTTTACTTGCTGATTACAGCATAGTATACTAGTAGATAAGACAGATAAGACTTCTTATCCTATTAACAAAGAATACAAAAGAGCGTTCAGGAAACTGGACGCTCTTTTTTTGTGACATATAAGTAAGTGTGCTAGGAACAAAAGCGAATAGATATGAAATTTAGAGCATTATCACTTTTAGACATTACCAAGACAGGAGTCAGCAGGAACAAACTAGCCGACGATCAGAAACGTGTGGCACAATTTGCCAACTATATGACAGTGGAAAACTGCCTGCAATTGAGAACCAATATTAAGATTCTCACAGTGCCAAAAGGCAGGAAGATGGACATATCTAATTACAAATTTGGCGACAATTACAGAGGCGAGCAGATGGTTTGGGAGTTTATTTTTGAACCGGAAACACCCGAAGCCATTAATGTAAAAACGTTAAATGAAGACTTTAACCTTATACCTATGCTAACACAATTAGACGAAACAATCAATATAAGTAATGGTGTGTATATTACAGACGATGAGGATCATACCAATTTGTTATTCATTAAACAATTAGATAATGAGCAATAGCACCCAAATAAATACAATTGATTAGGCACATTTAGGCAAATACAATTAGGCCCTTCCACAGAGAAAAATAGATAAAGAAACGGAAGAGAGAAAAATGGGAACAACTGATTTAGAAAAACAGAATCTAGAAGCACACGTTGATTTGTGCGAACAGAGATATAAAAACTTAGAATCTCGTCTATCGAACATAGAAGAGAAAGTTGAGAGCATTCATGTTGACATTCAGTCAGGCAACAAATCCATGGTAAAAGTTATTATAGGTGCAACAGGTACCATAGTAGCAGGTCTTTTATCCACAATAGTAGTCCTATTATTAAAGTTTCCAAGTTAATCATATTACCACCCATCACCGATAAATAACACTGTAGAGCAGGTTATTCATGAAAATAAGCGAAATTGTAACAGAGTCAGTCGTACAAATTTGGTCACGTACCAAGGCTGGAAAAATGGTACGTAAGTACAGATGCACAGCAGGTCCACGTAAAGGTAGGATCGTCAGCAGTCCATCAGTATGCACACAACCAAAAAGATTAAGTTCTGTGATGGCTATTAAGAAAGCCAAAGCACGTCGTGGATCAACCATGAAGATCAAACGTTCATTCACTAAACGTACATCGGCCCCTAGTATTAGAGTAAGTAGACTGAACAGAGCGGCGAGACCTAGTAGAACTAGGCACACTTTTAGACCGGGCAAAAGAAAGAGCATTAGAAGATAATGAGATTCAAAGAAATATTAGAAACTCCGTACCTAGATAAAATTACAAAGCAGATTTCACCTGCACAGAAGACTGGAGCACCTGTACCTAGCAACAAACTGCCTAAGGGTCCGGTAAAGACACAGGCTATAAAAACTCCACTGAACACATTAAACAAAAGAGCAAACCAAACAATAGTGAAAAAAGGAAACACTATACCATTGCCAACAAGTCCAAATCAAGAAACTGATTACGAAGTAGATCAAGTTGGCACAGACACAGTCACAATGAAAACAAAAAAGCCTACAGGAGGCGCACCAGAGAAAGTGACTGTAAATAAAAAGGATTTAGATCCTATCATAACAAACCTAACGCGAAGATCAAAAGCAACCAGCGGATGAGGATTAACGAACTTATAACGGAATTTACTATCCAAACCTCTAATGAAGAGAAGGATATACTTGGCAAATTAAAGAGTGCTAAAAATTTAGATACTTTTATGGAAAGAGATCAGGAAGTAATAAATCAGTTAATAAGAAAAAGTCTTGTACGTAAAATAGAACAGGACAATAATACTATGGTGGTTGCGAATGCAGGTCAAGAAACTAGGTAAAAAACTCCAACGTTTTATAGATGAGCAGGCTGAAAAAGTCTGTATGCCGATCCAACACGGAAACAGTGTGAGGGTAAAGAACTATGTGATTAGGAAGAATCCACATGGTTATCTACTTTATGACATCAGTCATAACAAACAAGTGACCACAACATTTACCAAAACAGCCGCATTGGCTATGGCAAAGCAATTGGCTGATAACCCCAGAAACAGTGTTAAACACATAGTAGATACCGACGAAAGCATACAAAACAAGTATAATGAGTGCATATTCTACAAGTACACTATGACCACAACCGACGATGATATCAAACGTGAAGTGACTAAAATACGTTATGACATCGTGTGGGAGGATTTACTCAAGTTAAGAGACACCTTAGACAACTACATATTTGATAAATAAATTAGCGAAGGAACAAAAGCATGAAAATAGAGCAGTTTAGACAAGAATTAACTACAGAACAGTTAAACGATAGACTTTCTAAGGTATTCGGTACCTCTATAGATTTAGACAAATTCAGCACAGAACAATTAACAACAGCACAATCTAACGTTGTTGGCAAGATTCAAAGCATAGAACAAACAGAAGCATTCGACAGCCTATCACACAATGAAGAGTATCACAAGCAAAAAATGTTCCTAGACGTGATCAATTCAGCACTAGAAGATAGAGCAGTAGAAGGCAAATTACAAAACACAATTTTAGTTCACGCAGATGAGATAGTAGGTGATTACTTTGACATGGATAAAGAAGCATTAAAGATGAACAAAGACGCCGTAATTGCTGACATGAAGAAAAGACAGCAATCAGCACAAGGTGATGAAGCAGACGCTTTACACTATGCTATACAAAAAGTTGAACACGATTTCGAAGACGACGGAACACAGAAAGAGAACCCATACGAAAGCAATGCTTTCGCTCAAGCAGTACAAAAAGCAAAAGCGGCAGGTATGAAAAAAGGTGACAAGTTTAAAGTAGGCGATCAAGAGTACACATTAGAAGATATGGAAACACTTGTAGGCGAAATGAAAAAGAAAAGAATGAAAAAAATGGAAAGCGAAAAAGCAAAACCAGATTACATAGATTTAGACAAAGACGGAAATAAAACAGAGCCGATGAAGAAAGCGGCTAAAGACAAAGAAAAGAAAAAAGTTAAAGAAGGCGCAGAGGAAGAAGCACAATTAGTAATGGCGGCTAAAGACATGGTTGACAAAGTTACTGGTTGGATGGAAGACACAGCGTCAATGCAATCAGAAACAATTTTAGAATTAGGCGATGCAATCAGAGACGAAGAAGGCTCAGAGAAATCAGAATCATTCATAAACGCAGTAAAACCAGCACTAGAATCTTTATACACTTCATTAGAAGCAACAAGAGAAGCACTAACAGGCGGCGTAGCCGTACTTACAGGCGAGAATGCTCCAGACACAATGGGAGCAGATGCTGAAGAACCTGCAATGGAACCAACTACAGATGCAGATGCAGATATGCCAGATCAGTCAGATGACTTTGCGGCAAGTGAACCTGCTTCAGGTGGTGAGGAACCTGCAGACAGAGAAAAGCGAGAACACATAATTAGACTGTCAAGAAGACTTGCTGAAACACTGTCAAAAAAAAAGGCTTAAAAGAGGCCTCCAACAAAGAACTAATACAAGTTCTTAGAAATCTAAAAAGCGACGCAGACTCTCAAGATCAGAAATCATATCTAAGTTTCATCGCGTTGAATAGAATTTTAAATAATGTTGGAGGCTTATCAATCAATTACGATTCATTCAAACAAGCATACGACAATAATCCAACACTTAAAAAAATGATTAAGAACTTTGACCAGAAAGGTGTCACCCTTGATACCAATGCCGAAGGTCCTGATATGCCTACAACAAAAGGCAAACGTACCAAAGGCATAGACGCAATGGCAAAGAGAGCAACCAAAAAACGCAGTTAATTCTTGACATACTTCCAATAGTATTGTAATATTAAAAGATGAGCAGAACAAAAGATCAAATTATCCACGACATTGAATCCGTTATAGACAAGTATATAAAGATGTCTGTAGAGCAACACGGTGGAGCAGTTGCAGTAAAAGAGTTCGATGTTGATACAGGTAAATTAACCATGTTGATGAAAGGTGCCTGTTCAGGTTGTGCGGGTAGCACTGCCACTTTGCAAAAAGGCATAGAGTCAACAATGAAACATTATATTCCTGAAGTTAAACAAGTTGTAGGAGAAGACGATCCAACCAGCACTGTGGATCCTTATTACACGGAGGAATACAATCCATGGAACGGTCCGACGTACGATAATATGTTAGACGAGTTGGATAAATTGTCTACAGAGAATGGTGGCAATATTTCTGAAGACAAAGACAAGAATGAACATTAATCCAATTTTTAGCAGTTTCGTTGCAGTAGAAAATATTGATCTTAAAAATAAAGATGAAGTTGTAAGTTGGTCCAAAGAAGAAATAAGTTTCGACGATACAAAGAATTATAAGTCCACTGGAACCAATCACCTTAACAGGGATGAACCTATCTTAAAAGAACTTGTAGATAAGATAGAACAAGGCTTTAATAATTTACACAATCAGATAGGTTTAAGCAGTGAACATAAACAAATTGTTTCGAGCCTTTGGGTAAACGACGGTAGCAACAATACAGCCATTGAAGCACCTCACAGACACGTGGACGGAATATTCAGTGCAGTGTACTGGCCCATAGCAGATAATGGTTGTGCGCCATTAACTTTTATGAATCCTAATAATCAAATGAGTTATGTTTTTAAAAGTAAATTGATTGAAGTTCATAATCAATTCAATAGTGACATGGTAAACTTGCAACCACAAATAAATCAATGTGTGTATTTTCCATCATGGCTATGGCACTATGTCAGTCATGTGTTAAGTAAAACTAACAACAGAATGAGTTTCGCATTCAATAGTGAAGCAGTAATAAAATAATGTCATTAATAGTAAAACGGTTCGACTACACAAAATTATCACGTACATCATTGGACGGTAAGAGAGTATATGCCTGTCCAGATGGAAATGCAGTTGCAAGTGTGACAACAATATTAGATGCGACCAAAGATAAAACACATCTAATCGAATGGCGTAAAAGAGTTGGAGAAGCGACAGCAAAGAGAATTACAAAAGAAGCATCTGGCATGGGAACACGAATGCACAAATACATAGAAAATTATATCAACGATGGTGTCTGGAGCACTCCAGGATCAAATCCATATTCACAACAGGCATTTAAAATGGCACAGGTAGTTCATGAGAACGCACTTAAAGATGTCAATGAAATATGGGGTAGTGAGGTTGGGTTATATTTTCCTAAAATATATGCTGGGACCACTGACTGTGTAGGACAATACAAAGGAAACCCTTGCATAATTGACTTCAAGCAAACCAACAAGCCTAAAAAGAAAGAATGGGTAGAAGATTACTTCCTACAATTAGTAGCCTATGCAGAAGCACACAACGAAGTATATGGAACAGACATAAAAGAAGGTCACGTGTTCATGTGCAGTAGGAAACTAGATTATCAGCAGTTCGATATTACTCCAACCACATACAATCATTACAAAAAAGAATGGTGGAATAGAGTAGAAGAATACTATATTAAACACGCAGTTTAAAGACTCCACTGAAAGAAGCAAACACTCGATAAATACTCACAGTAGGATTTATTATATGGCTATTGTTTCAATATCAAGAATACAGATTAGAAGAGGTAGAAAAAACCAAGGTTCAGGATTACCACAACTAGCGGGTGGTGAACTGGGTTGGGCAGTTGATACCCAAGAATTATACATAGGTAACGGTGCAGTATCAGAAGGTGCACCAGCAGTAGGTAACAGTAAAGTCCTAACAGAACACGACAATCTATTTGAATTAAGTGATCAATACACTTACAAGAACGGAACAAGCATACAAACAGGTTCCAGTTCAGCAAATCCTGTACAGAGAAGTTTACAATCTAGACTAGATGATCTTGTTAATGTAAGATCCTTTGGTGCAAATGGAGATGGCACTGATCAAACTCTTGCACTACAAAGAGCAATAGATCAATTATTCCTACCTTGGTCAAGCGCCACTGACGCAGACAGTTTAAGAAAAAGAATTACATTAAAGTTAGATGCAGGTTTATATAAAATTAGCAATAGTTTAAAAGTGCCACCATACGTAAACCTAGTTGGCGACGGTTCAGACAAAACTGTGATAGAACAAACTGGAGCATACGCAGTTATAGAAACAATTAACGGCAACGGTATAAATGCACAAACAAGTTCAACTAACCAATCTAACATTATTAAATTAGAAGGAATGACTTTAAAAAGTTATCTAACTAATCCGGCATTGAAATTAAGTAGCACAAAAGACAGTCAATTTATAGATATTAAATTGCAAGGACCATGGACACAAGGATCAGCAATTACTTCAACACAGATTGGATTGTTAATGGAAGCAACATCAACACCTGTAACAACACAAAACAACAACTTTGAAAAACTTAAAGTTGTAGGATTCAGTTATGGAATATTATCTAATCATGATGTTACAAACAATCATTTTGAAGACTGTGTGTTTGAAACTCTTTCATATGGTGTGTACTGGGGCAGAGATACATCACTAGGACAAGTTGCACAGGCAACAGGACCTATCAACAATACAATCACAAATAGCAGATTTACAAACATCGACAAAACAGGTTATTGGGTTAAAGAAGGAAAAGGAAACGTAAGTAAAGAAAACAGTTTTATAAAAGTAGGTAATGATGGCGGTTTAGATACAGCGCCAGTTCATGCTGTAATAAGATTTGATTCAGACAGCAACATTTCTAAAAATGATTTCTTTGCTAGAACAGAATCATTAATGGCTAATACAAGCACCATGACAAACGTTGCATACATACCTGAAGTGCAAGGTAAGTTTAATAATGAATTATCCTTTGTAACAAAATTTAACGTAGGGCAATTAGCATCTGCCACAAGAGTTGCGAAATTACCTGCAGACAATAGCAAACATTATAAGGTAGAATACACTTACAACAGTTCAATAAGAAATGCATTCAGATCAGGCACACTAGACATAAACATAGACAGAACAGTGGACACAGTAAACTTGTCAGACGAATATGACTTTTTAGGTGACACAGCAAACAACACAAACTCAACTAGATTAAACTTTACAGCAAGTTTATCTGACGAGAACTCAGACGGGGCAAAAGAAACATTAATTTTACAGGCAACCAATCCATCATTATCATCAAATGAAAACGCACAAATCATATTTAAAGTTAGAAGTATCTCATAAGCCTAATATATTTTTTGGAACATACGAACAAAGACTAATTGACTGGAAAAATATTAGAAGTATTATCAACGAAGAACAAAATCCTTTAGAAATATTATCTAAAATTTATTTTTACTGTCCTAGAACAAAAACTAAGACAGATGAATTCAAAACTGAAACATGGTTAGAGCCATGGCAGTTGCTTGAAAGAAATGATTACAATGAATTTGACCTTTCATTGTTATTATGTTATACTATAATGATAACAGAACACTTTAAAGACAAAGTTATAGTGATACATAATTGCATATTAAAAGAAAATGAGTCCAACAACCGTAAGTTTAGTTACATAATTGAATTTAACAACCAATTTTTAAACGTAAATGATATGGTAATAATGACCAAAGAACAGTTTGACAAACGTTACGTTCTGCATTATACTCATAATATAAAAAATAAGATAAATATTGATTTAATTTAATAGAATTTAATAGGAAATAGAATACTAATGGAAGTCGCTGAACAAATTATCACTACAAATACATCAAACATTAAAGTACTAAAAAGAGACGGTCGTCTAGAACCGTTAGACATTGACAAAATTCACTTCGTTGTAGAAGAAGCCTGTGAAGGATTAACAGGTGTATCCAGTTCACAAATAGAAATTAATGCAAACATACAATTTTACGATGGCATCACAACTAAAGACATCCAACACGTATTAGTAAAGTCGGCAAACGATTTAATTACATTAGAAAATCCTAACTATCAATATGCCGCCGCCAGACTTCTTTCTTATGATGTAAGAAAAGAAGCACATGGTCAATACGAATACATTCCTTTATTAAAATTAATTCTTAGAAATATCAAATTAGGCGTTTACGATAGAACAATAGTTGAAAAATATCACAAATCAGAAATTAAAAAATTTAACACTTGGATCAAGAGAGATAGAGATTTAGATTTTACATACGCAGGTTTAAGACAAGTAGTAGACAAATACCTTGTGCAAGATAGAAGTTCAGGTGAGATATATGAAACTCCACAAGATATGTACATGATGATTGCGGCAACATTATTTGCTGACTATCCTAAGAAAACTAGAATGGGTTATGTAAAAAAGTATTATGATGCAATCTCTCAATTTAAAATTAACATACCTACTCCAGTAATGTCAGGAGTAAGAACTCCAATCAGACAATTTGCTTCTTGCGTTCTAGTAGACAGTGATGACACATTGTCTAGTATTTTTTCAAGCGACATGGCAATTGGTTTATACGTTGCCAGAAGAGCAGGCATAGGAATAAACGCAGGACGTATCAGAGGTATTAATTCTAAAATTAGAGGTGGGGAGGTCCAACACACTGGAGTCATTCCGTTCCTTAAAAAATTCGAATCGACTGTAAGATGCTGTACGCAGAATGGTGTGCGTGGTGGAAATGCAACAGTTCACTTTCCTATTTGGCACCAAGAGATTGAAGACATACTTGTACTGAAAAACAACAAAGGTACAGAAGACAACAGAGTAAGAAGAATGGATTACTCCATACAGATCAGTAAACTGTTCTATGAAAGATTTATAAATGAAGAGGATATAAGTTTATTTTCTCCACATGAAGTTCCAGGATTATATGATGCATTCGGTACAGATAAATTTGACGCACTATACAAGAAATATGAAAAAGATAAAACAGTTCCTAAAAAGACTATCGCGGCACAAGAACTATTCGCAGACTTATTAAAAGAAAGAGCAGAGACTGGCAGAATTTACATAATGAATATGGACCATTCAAACTCGCACTCAAGTTTCAAAGACAAAGTATCAATGAGTAACTTATGTCAGGAGATTACATTACCTACAACTCCTATCAAAGGCATTGATGATGCAGAAGGAGAGATTGCACTTTGTATATTGTCAGCAATTAATGTTGGTGCAATTGGAAACTTAAATGAATTAGAATCATTATGTGATTTAAGTGTAAGAGCATTAGACGAAATTATAGAATTACAAGATTACCCTGTGAAAGCGGCAGAAGTATCTACTAAATCAAGACGTTCTTTAGGCATTGGATACATTGGGTTAGCACACTATCTCGCGAAGAATGGTGTTAAGTATTCAGATCCAAAGGCGTGGGAGTTAGTAGATAGACTTTCAGAAGCATTCCAATATTACTTGTTAAGAGCAAGTTGTGATATTGCACAGGAAAAAGGCAAGTGTGAAGCATTTGAAAGAACAAAATACGCAGATGGCTTATTACCAATAGACCATTACAAAAAAGAAGTAGATGAAATAGTGCCACACAAACAGAGAATGGCTTGGGAAACTTTAAGAAAAGACATAGGCAAACATGGATTAAGACATTCAACACTATCGGCACAGATGCCCTCGGAAAGTTCTTCCGTTGTTAGTAATGAAACTAACGGTATCGAACCACCAAGAGCACTCCTTTCAATTAAAAAATCCAAAAAAGGTCCACTTAAACAAATAGTTCCAGGTTTTCCTAATTTAAAAAATGCATACACTTTGTTATGGGACATGGGATCCAACGAAGGATACATTAAAATTGTATCTGTTATGCAGAAGTATTTTGACCAAGCAATATCAGGCAACTGGTCATATAATCCATTGCAGTATGAAAACAATGAAGTTCCACTATCAGTGATGGCAGGAGATATGTTAATGGCATACAAATATGGTTGGAAGACAAGTTATTATCAGAACACATATGACTTCAAAGGTGAAGAGGAAGATGTACAACCATCAGGAATTGATACACCAATCACATATGCAAACGGAGAGCATTTAAATGGTGAAACAGCAGTAAACGGTGAACACGTAAACGGCGAAGCAAAGGTAGAAGAACAACTCCAGGACTTGGAAGATGGCGAATGCGAAGCCTGTACAATTTAACCAAAAAAAGATAATTAATAGGTATGGCGAAAACAGTTTTTAATAGAAAAGATATAGACTTTACAAAGGAACCTATGTTCTTTGGTGAGGATCAAAACGTGCAAAGATACGATGTATTCAAGTATCCGCAGTTTGATAAACTTAACCAAACTATGCTAGGATACTTTTGGAGACCTGAGGAAGTTTCTTTACAAAAAGATAGAGCAGACTTTCAAACTTTCAGACCAGAGCAAAAACACATATTCACATCTAACTTGAAATATCAAACACTATTAGATAGTGTACAAGGTAGAGGTCCATGTTTAAGTTTCTTACCTTATGTTTCTAATCCAGAACTAGAAGGTTGTATTGTTACTTGGGACTTCTTCGAAACTATTCACTCAAGAGCATACACACACATAATGAAGAATGTTTATTCAGATCCTGCTGAAGTATTTGACACAATATTAAATGATAAAGAGATATTAAAAAGAGCAGAATCAGTAACAGAAAACTATGACAAATTCAGTGCAATGGCGTTGGACTTCACAGTCAAAGGCAAAGGCGATATGGATGAATTGAAAAAACAATTATATCTTGCAATGGTAAATGTTAACCTGCTTGAAGGTTTAAGGTTCTATGTATCATTTGCTTGTACATTTGCATTTGGTGAACTTAAACTTATGGAAGGTTCAGCAAAACTACTTTCATTGATTGCTAGAGATGAAGCAACACACTTGAACTTATCGACACACGTTATCAAAGCATGGCAAAGAGGTGACGACAAAGGAATGAGCAAAGTTATAAAAGGCTTGGACAAAACTGTGATACAGATGTTTAAGAATTGTGTTGAAGAAGAAAAAGCATGGGCAAAACATTTATTCAAAGATGGTTCAATAATTGGACTTAATGAAAGACTGTTAGGCACTTATGTAGAATGGATTGCAAACAAAAGATTAAGAGCATTAGGTTTCGATCCAATTTATGATGTATCTGCTTCACAAAATCCTCTACCATGGACACAGCACTGGTTGTCGTCCAAAGGTATGCAGATTGCTCCACAAGAAACTGAAATAGAATCTTACATCATTGGTGGTGTAAAACAAGATGTGAAAAAAGGTCAGTTTTCGAAATTCAAACTATAATGACTACTTACGAAGGAATGAATGGATTGGAAGTTTTATACACAATCCTATTTGTTGAATGGGACAAAGGACTTTGGGGAATCATAATACTTGGTTTAATCTTCGCATTAGTATCATTAATCACAGACGACAACTTCCAAAAATATATCAAGCACTTCAATCAAGACGTTTGATTGACTTTCCTATAATAATTAAGTATAATAAAGCAAATAGGAGAAAAGAATAGATGTCAAAAATTACGGAAGAATCGACAATTGTCTGGAGTAAGATGATGTGTCCGCAGTGTACTTCTGCAAAGCAATTACTAAAACTAAACGAAATCACTTACGAAGAAAGAATGCTAGGCGATGGTTGGAGTAAAGAACAATTACTTGAAGCAGTGCCAAATGCAAGAACAGTTCCTCAAATTATATTAAAGGGCAAATTAATTGGTGGATATGATCAATTACGAGAACACTTTAAGAAAGAACAAGAGGATAAAGATGTCACAAATTAATCAAGGCGATACAGTCAGTATCAAGTTTACCAGCGGTGAAGAAATAATTGCTAGGTTCATTTCAGACGATGATAAAACCGTGACAGTACAGAGACCTATGGCATTAGTGAATCTTGCCTCAGGTATTGGTCTAGGCCCATTCATGTTTACACTACCCAAGCATTCCGAACTACCTATCAACAAAAGTTTAATAGTCACTATGGCTAAAACTGAAGTTGAATTTGCAAAAAAATACGCAGAAGGTACCACAGGACTTAAATTAAGTTAATGACCGACAAAATTATAGCAACCGATTGTGATGGTGTGCTTTTCAAATGGGAAGAAATGTTTGACAAGTACATGGCATTAAATGGTTTTGAAAAGAAAACACAGGACCATTACGAGTTGCATATGAATTATCAAATACCCGAAGCAGAAATGCCGGTGTTGGTAAAGATATTCAACGAAAGTGCTTATATGAGATACCTGGAACCAATGGACGGAGCAGTTGAATATGTTAAAAAACTTGCTGACGATGGTTGGAGGTTCCATGTTATTACGTCTCAAAGCACAGACAAAATAGCCAACCAAGCACGAAAAGACAACTTGAAAGATGTTTTTGGAGATGTGTTCGAAGATTTTACATTTTTGGATACAGGCGGAGGCAAGATAGATGCACTTAAAACTTTGGTACCAGGCACTTGGTGGATAGAAGATAAACCAAAAAATGCCTTTGATGGTGCTGTTCTAGGTTTGGCATCAATACTACTTGACCTTCCGCACAATTCAAGTTATACTATAAACAAACAAATGAATTTCCAGAGAGCAAACAACTGGAAACACATTTATGATATCATAAAGGAGAAACATTATGGCAACTCATGATGAAATAAAAACAGCCTACGAAAGTTATGTTGCAGAGCAAGAAGCCTTTGAAACAAAAGGTGTAAAAGCGGCGGCGGCTAGAGCCAGAAAGGCTTTAGGAAACTTAGGCAAATTAAGTAAGACAAGAAGAAAAGAAATACAAGATAAGAAAAACTCTATGTAATTCTATTTGGTTGCTTGGCACCCGTCAAGCAACCAATCTTATCCCAATTTGATAAATAATATTTGATAGAAAATATCACTACGGGAATATATAAAATATGGAAAAAGGCAAGGTAAAATGGTTCAACTCCGCAAAAGGTTTTGGATTTATCACACCAGACATTGAGGGCAAAGACGTATTTCTTCACATTTCAGCACTAAAAGCCGCGAACATAAATGAAGTTATGGACGGTGACGTGATTGAATATACTCTTCAAGAGTTTAGAGGAAGACAGGTTGCGTCCGACATCAAACTAATCAAAAACTTTAATCAATAATCATTGACTTTATAATATTAATATGCTATGTTTAATACATGGCAGTTAAAATTAATAAAAGCGAAATGATTATCACGGATTTCCAGCACTACTGGAAAAGCAAAACGGACAAGGGTCATGAGTTTACTTTCGCACATGGCAAGGACTTCCAAGACGTTAAGACATTTACAGTCAAAGTGGAGCATAACCACAAAGTTAGAAGCAAAGATGGTAGATGGTCTCCAGTCAAGTCTTGACAAATCGAAAATAATCTGTTTAAATACATTGTAGACGTTGAAGTGTGAGGAATAAACATTTAGGACGTCGGGGCAGTACCGACCACCTCCACCAAATCGTTCACGCAAAACACATTGTCACTTTGTGTTTTACGGGGGTGATATAGGTTCGACTAGTGTCAAAAGGCGCATGGAGTTTACCAGTACGATCTCTGTAAAAGATCATTCTTAGATGCAAACGCATTTAAACCAGAAGTGACAGTTCCAGTCAGCATATTCGCTGACGCGGAATTGGTTGCCGCTTAATACCGGCCACTTGGCGGAATAGACTAGCCGGGCAACAGAAGTAGTCAGGTGTGGGAGTTTCGGCTCCCACACTATAAACACATCTTATAACTTATCTTTGCACTAAACTTCACACATATACAATCTAAATATTAATGTGATTGGAGGAGATTATGCGTACTCGTACTAGGACACAGTCTTCTAAAACTCTATGGAAGAAATGGAAGAAGAAGGCGCCCAAGGTGCCTGATATTACTTGCCCTATTATTGACGATGTTTTACAACGTATTGAAAAGCATCAACAGAAAGACAAAGTAATGTCGCAGTACCAATGGGACATAATACAAAGACGCATGGAACAACTCCGAACTGATAACGAACTATTAAGAGAAA